GCAGTTGCAGTTGCTAATGCTAATTGTTGAGCCTTTTCTGATGTAATTTGTTTTTCTATTATAAGTTTTTTATTTCCAAAACTTTCAAATAATCTTTCTATTCCAGCCTCAATAGTTTTCTTTATAATAGTTTCAGCTATAGTATTTAATATGTTTTTAAATATATTTTTAGTAGTTTCTAATAATGAATTACCTTGTCTTAATCCTTCTAAAAATGTTGTGCTAATTGTATCTGAAATTAATTTAGCTTCAATACCAGATTCTTCTAAAAGATCTCGGTATGTTCTTGCATTTGCATTAACTATAGCTTGATCCCTAATATAGGATCTATTCATATTAAAAATTCGCTCATTTAAAGCGGCTATATCTTGTTGTTTTTTTAAAAAATCAGGATCACTTGCAGCACCAAAATTAGGTCTTGATCTAGGATCCCTTTCAGCTCTTGGTGTAGTTCTTGTTCCTGAAAATAATTCTTTTTGTTTTCTATTTAATTTTGTATAAGCATTAACAACTTCATTAGCTTCCATTCTTATTTTTTCTAATTCTGCAGCTATTTCCTTAGCAGCTTCTGCCGCCTCTTTTGATTGTTTTGGAAATATTTTTAATTTAGAAACAAAATTAAGAACGGCTAATTGAGCCTCTTTCATTTTAGTAATAAAATAATCTTTAATTGTATCTACAACCTTCATTATAGCATCATTAAATGCAATAAATGCTACAACTGCTACTTGTATAGCTGTTATAATAATACCAACTATATTAGCTCTTAAAGCTATATTTAAAGCAGCTAAACTAACTGTTGAAGCTTTTATATTTGCTGCTAATAAAACAAATTGTGAAGCAACTCCTGCAACAAATGTAGATATTTTTAATCCAATAAATATTTTAAATGCAGTAACTAAAGCATCAATATTTGTGGCTACAAACCTAATTGCATTTTCAATACTTTTAAAAGCTCCTGCTAAATTTTCACCAACAGTCCTAGCTAATGATTTTAATTCAGCATCATTTCTTTTAAAATTACCTACTAAATCAACTAATTGTTGTTTAACACCTTCAAATAAAGGTTGAGCAGCGGCTTGTCTAAATCTAAAATAAGCATCTTCTACAAATGAAACCTGTGCTTCTAAAGTTTGTTCAAAGTCTTTTGTTGCGCTAGAAAATTGACCACCACTACCAAATACTTCAAAAAATCTTTTTCTAGTTTCTTCAATTGATACTTTAGCACCAGCTTCAAAGCCTAACATTGCTCTAACACCTCTTTCCCTAAAGACGTCAGCAGCGGCTATACCACCAGCAAATGCTCTTTGAATTTGTTCAGCAGTTTGTCTAAAATCAAGACCTGTAGCTGCAGCAACATTACCTGTTATTTCTAATACCTTAGCTAATTCATCAGCATCTTTAGCAATAACAGCTAGGTTACCAGATCCAGCTGCAATAGCTTCTAGTGAAAATGGAACTTTACTAGCAAATTGATTTAATACATCAAATGCTTTTGCACCCTCTGAAGCTGAATTAAATAATAGTTTAAATCTTACTTGTAATGACTCAGTAAGTTGACCTGCTTGAAATGTATCTCTTATAAATTTACCAATACCAAAAGTAACAGCAGCCAATGATGCAGCAACACCAACTTTTAAAGTTGTTCCAAGTGCTGCAAAAGTCGCTCTTGATTTAGCAGCTGCAGTTTCTAATTGTTTTAATCTTCTTGAAGCTATAGTAGCATTAGTGCCTAGTTTAGTTAAACCAGATTGTAATGAATTTACTTGGCTCTGTCCCTTTACATTAGTAATTATATCTAATTTTACAGCCATTTTTCCTTATCCGTTAGTTATTTCCACATTAACTTCATCAAAGTATTTTCTAAAAGCAGCCTCTATAAATTTAGTAGGTGCTTGTTGTGAATGCCCATTGTTAAGGAATTCTATATATGTTGTACCATTTGTAACAATAATTTTATTTGGTTTATCTTTTGGAACCAAAATATTTATATTAGATGTTAAAGTAGGCTCGTTTTGATTATAATATGTTTCAGTGTATCCAATATACCAGCTATTTCTGGCTTGACCAGTATCAACTGGAGTTGTTAATTTTACATCAGCAAAAGCTTTTAATGCTCTTGATCTAAATTCCTGTTCAATTGCTTTATTAACATCTTTTGCAAGATCTTTAGCAGCAGTTTTTAGACCAATAGTAGTTATTGCCATTATATTAATTTACCCTTATTTATAC